CCCCCTTCTGTTTTTTTTTTTATAAAATTTTTTTTGACTTTTCCTAGTAGAACAATTCCTCTTTTTAATTGCTGTGTTCATTTTATAGGTAGCCTTGCGAGCAGATTTATTATGCCGTTTTACACTTTTTATATATCTGGTTCTTTTGTTTTTGATATATCTTTTATACGAATCCAATAACAGTTTATATTTTTTCAGGATCTTGTTGCGTTTAGTTATCATTTTTTTCCATTCATAATTTGCATAATTAAAACTCTTTTCACGTTTGATTATTTTGTTTATTTCGACTAATTTCATTTTTGTTTGTCTAATCGCGTTTTTTAATCGCCTTAGTCTATTTTCGGTTCCGTATTTAGAGTAATCAACTCTGGAACCATATTCTTTTTTACTTAAATCAGCAAGATTTGTATTACCCTCTATATTACTCATTCCTTCTTTACCTAGTAACAAATTGACTTGATCAAGAAGTTGATATTGAATAATTTGTTCGTTCGCAGCAACTGCTGTTTTTTTAGCTATACCACACTTGTCTTTCTTTTCTTGGAGTATACGACCACAATCGCTTGTTTGTTCTTTAACCGTTACGTTACAAGAACCTTTACCCGAGTTTATGGTATAATTCGACGGAATACTAATATTATTTTTATCGTTAAACGCCAAATCACCCCCTTTGAAATTTATATTCATCTCCAAGTCATTATGCTGCAATTCAATGGTAGAAAAATTAGAACTTTTTACAGAGTTTGCATTAAATTGCTCGTCATCAATATCAAAAATAGCCCATTGCATCTTACCTTCATTATTCTTAAATATAGAAAAGTAAGGCATTCTTTTCGTATCGTTATATAGGTCGGTACATTTCTTACGTGCATCTATAATACAATCCCGAGACGAATTCCAAGACGTAGATGAAATGTTGGTTGGTGTTATACCGGTCATTAATCCAGGTTCTTCGCATTCGTGTTTTACCTTAAACCATTGAATTGGTTGATACGATTCGTCTATTACCGTTTTTTCGGCGTGTAATTTCGATAAATATTTCTGATTTGCTATATAATTATTCATATCCTGATCGGACATATTTATTAATATATACTATAATAATAAATAAAATTCTATTATGTGAATGTATAATATACGAGAGAAGACGCGATAACCGTCCATACTAAACTAATATAAATAGTGGAATCCAAATGTATTTGTTTTTCTGTGACGTGCGAATCACCCAATTGATTGAGAACCTTTATCTTACTATCCAATGTGTTTTGTAGACGTCTTAATTCACTACCATTTTTTAATAGTTTGTCGTGACCAGGTAAGTTGGTTTCAACGGTGACAGCGTCGGCTATGGATTTTGCGGTTGATGACCAGGGATCGGAGGGAGTAGTAACATAAACAGTATCCCGAAAACTGTTCCAATTGTTAATATCGATACCATCAGGTAAATTTTTACCTGTACCATTGGTGGAATCAGTGAAATGTGAATTAAGACTTTTAACCACATGTTTTGTTAGATTCGTACGGTCCGTCTCTAAGTTACCCATTAACGTGGACACTTTCAAATCTGCATCATCTTCAAACCCTTCGGTTACAGGATATGTAAAAAGTGTATCGCCGTTTCCATTTGTTCCGCTCTTCAATTCCAACGTTCCGTATGACGTCAATACCAGAGATGATCCAGTGACCGAACCTTTTGACATTAGTGTGGTAATTGGTTCACTATTGCGTGATGTCTTAAATTGAATAATCCCATTATCATTCAATAACATAATTTTGGAACCGTTGGCATTCATTGACCATAATTGTTTCCATATATTATTTGTTTTTACAAAACAAGTCAATTGACCATTCCGTATAGCCATTCCATAACCACCATCTTCACTCTTTAAATAACCAGCATCAGTCATATACTCACCACGGTTTAATACGTGTGTATTCGTTTTCATTATGTCTAATCCTTCCATGGAAGGTGCTGTACAAATGCATAAACACGATACTATAAGAAACCCTAAAACTATTAATACAATGGTTGTTTTGCGTTTCATAATTCTATAAAGTAAAAAGAGAAATAAACCGTTACTTTATATTAAAAAACTACTTTCTGGAGTATTTAACAATCATAGCGAGAACAGCAATAGAACCAGCACCAATAGTAGCCGCTTCTATATAAGACCGATTAAACATGCGTTTGATATTACTATGGTTCGCAGTGATAACAGATTCTGGTAGAGGTTGTGGGTCAACGGTTAACCCTTCTGTCGTTCTTCTAAACCTCTTATCACTATAATTCCATAAATTTGAAAACATTATATATATTGTAACAATTTTATTTTTTACACACAAACGCGATAATACTCCGTTACCAATGCGGTCGGACTATCTCTTGTAAATTTACAAATATCACCGGGTCTCATCGCAACGGCAAGTGCTTGCGGGTCAAAACGACTAATTTCTGGTAACTGTGAATTATTTTGAACATTATACCGCTTTTTGAAAGCTTCTTTTTCATTTTCATCTAAAATATCTACCTTTGGTACGAGTTCGTGTTGAAGTATATTATACTGTAGACGCTGAATATTATGTATCACTACGAAAATTCCACTATGGTCGAATAAGTATTTTACCTTTGCTATAATGGTTTCATTTGGTTCATCGTCTACAATGATAATAAGATTATCTTTATTCGTTAAAACATTATCAACCATGAATAAGTCTTCGACAATTGAATCGAGGTTTTGAGGTCTCAATTGTTTGAGGTCTAAATAAAACTTAATAAAGGATTTTGTCCCCGTTTCTTCATTCTCAAGAAGCATATCCAATTGTGAATTTTTATATATAGTATCTATTTCATTAATACTAAATTCGTTATATCCGGATGTATCAAAACCCCTATATTCCGATAACGCGAGAATGTTACGTCTCGCTTTATAAATACTTTGAATACGATTAACAGAAGTCATAATGCTTGTATATGTATTATATATATATACAGGTTGTTTTATTTCAATTTTACGAATTATTGTTTATGGTTTTTTAACAATCAAAAGTTTACTGAAATCTACTGGCGTCTCTACCATATCATTTGCGGAGTGTTCATATTCTCTGGGTTTAAGTTCGGTGAATGATATATTTTCATTGGGACTGTGTTCATCTATTACAATAGGTTCTTTATGGTTCTCTTCATGTTCATCGAGAACATCTTTTGTATTAATTTTAATAACGGGTGCAAATGTTATATTATTACCTGAATTATATGCGTCTTCGTTTGGTTTTTGATACATTTGCGGTTCTCCAATTATATCATTATCATCATATATATCACAAGGTTGAACTATTTTAACATCGTTCATTGGGTTCATCAATGTTCCTGGCGGTGTTAATCTTTTAATTGTTATAAATTTGTTACCTCCTTTTATTATCTGCCATTTTTGAAGCATTCCATTTTTATCTCTTCCTTTTTCGCCCCTATAATACACATTTGAACCAATTTCGTATTTGTTTCCACCACCGGAAGGTGCGTATGGTGGCGAAGTATATGTGTCTTTCACTTTGTTAACATTTTTGTCTAACATTTCTTTGACTAATTTTAAATCATCGGTATCTAATCCTTCTCTCTCTTCTATAGGTATGCCCTCAAGAAATTTATCAAAACTATTTTTCGAAGAAATATCCGGCGTATTAATTCCGGATGAAGGTGCGTAAGGAGGAGGAGAAGGTGCGTAAGGAGGAGGAGAAGGTGCGTAAGGAGGAGGAGAAGGTGCGTAAGGAGGAGGAGAAGGAAGACTATCTGGAGTATTTCCTTCAGGTGAAGGAGTTTTATTATCTATCGGTTGTCCTTTATTTATCTGAGCGCGATAATCAAATTTACCCTTAACACCCAACAATTCCATATTATTGGAGAACGTCATATTCTCCAATTGGTCAATATTATCATCCGTTATAATTCGCATTTGCATATTCATAGTATTCAATTCTTGAAGAAGTAATTTAAAAGAGTATGGAACGTCAATAATACTAAAGTCACGACCGTGTTTGGTTATATTAATAATATTCATATTATTACCATCAATCGAACCAGAAAATTTAATTGGCCCATCTGCCATGGGACTTATAAAAAGTTTTTTATCTGGGTTGTATATAGCCATCATACCGGTTTTATTACATACAGCAATTCTGTATTTATCTGATCGTTCCATCATAGATTCACGTAAAAAATCAGATACACCGTGTGATATAAGAGAATCGCGTTCCATTTCTCCTATACGTAAACCCCCGTCATTCGCACGACCACTTACAGGTTGTTTGGTCAAAGCAGTTACAGGACCTTGCGCACGATAATTAATCTTATCTTTCGCCATATGTTTCAATCGCATATAATACGTAGGTCCTATAAAAATTTCCATTTCCAATTGGTCTCCTGATTGTCCATTATACATAATTTCATTACCACTTGAGTGATAACCAAAGTTAGTCAGTGCTTCACCGTAAACGCCCACTTTCGAACCCTTATTTACAAAAGCTGTTCCGTCACCGAACCCACCCATTATAACACTTGCCTTGGCGGTAGTAGTTTCAACCAATTGACCTATAGTCATTCTAGACGGAATCGCGTGTGGGTTTATAATAATATCTGGTCGTATTCCTGCCCGTGTAAAAGGCATATTACTTTCAGGAACCACTAAACCACAAGTTCCTTTCTGTCCGTGTCTGGAACCTACTTTATCACCGAATGTAGGTATTCTAATATCCCGTATTCGAACCTTGACTATACGTTCGCCTTCTTCACCTTCGGTTATAAATGTCTTGTCAACAACACCCATCTGTCCCTTTTTGGTTCCTTTTGACGCATCCGACTTTCTACCATTATTTGTAGTATACATACCGATTAATATAGTTTTATCATCCACAATTGTGCCTTCCCTAATAATTCCATATTTATCTAATTTACTATAATCAAATCCCGTTTTTATTCCCATTATATCGCCATTTGATTCTATATTCGCGAATTTGGTTTCTATTATACCATCGGTAGTTTCGTTCATTTCTTCGTGTGCCTCATACCCAGTAAAATAAGTAGTATTGAATAAACCACGCTGTAGAGAACCTTCATTTATTAATACAGAATCTTCCATATTATACCCCCCATAACACATAATTGCGACGATTGTATTCTCACCGTAAGGCATCTCCTCGTTATTTATATACTCCAGAAATCTGGTCTTGACCAAAGGTGTTTGTCCATAATTCAAGAGAACCGCAGATTTATCGATACGTACATTATAATTACTATGATACATAGAACACGCTTGTTTGCTTTGACCACACGAAAAAGCATTACGTGTAGGAGGGTTATTCTCTGGGAAAACAATTAGACTACCCATAGTTCCAAACATAAGGGATGGATGTATTTCTAGATGAGTATGTGGTTTCGTTTCAAAGTCTTCAATGTCTATACAAATCATAGCGTTTTCAGTTTCGTTACTATCGATATAATCAATGATACCCTTATTCTTTATGAAAGTTTCTATTTTCGCTGGATTTGTTTCTGTAGTAACAGAACTGAAAAGTTCATTGAGTTCGTATATTTCGTAACTATTTTTCTTATAATTAATATGCTCCTTATGTTTATTAAATCCGAACACTAAATTATTCCAGTAATAGTCACCAGATGAAAGTTTGTCTTTTACATTCTCGTACGATATTTTATTAGTCAATTCGTCTTTATAAAATATGGGACGACATAAGCGACCCCCGTCAGTGTATATATGAATGGTGTTTTGTGCGATATCAAACCCGATACTAGTGTAAGGTGAAATCAATCCATTACGTCTGTATAATTTAATTTTACGAACATTCTCAAATGGTTCCGTAATAGAACCACACCAATAACCATTAATAAATACCTTGGTCATAATTGATAACATTTTAGGACTACATTCATAAGTATATTTGAGAGCTACCTTTTCGCGTAACCATTCTATCATTGGTTTCCGGTTTCCAATACCACCGTGTGAAACATGAGTCATGATAGATAAATGTTTATGTAATCCAATATTACTACCATCGGGAGTATCAAGAGGGTCCAGGAACCCCCACTGAGAACCGTGTAAAAGTCTAGGGCCTGTTACTTTAGCACTCGAGTCTAAAGGTAAATTCGTTTTACGCAGATGCGCAAGATAACCATTGAATGATAATCGGTTTAAATCCTGCACGACCCCAATGCGTTTTGTATTCGTTTTGGCTCCCCAATTACCCTTAAATGCTTTTGAGAAACCCTTTTCTATAATACGTTCTCTGAAAATCTCATTTTTATAAGTATTAATAAGACCAGGTAAATCAGACGCGTATAAATTCAGATTTAAATTAAGTCGTTTATCATATTCTAATCGTATATGTTTTTGTTGTTCTGTGTAATAATCACGAAATAGTTCATACATTAGAGAACCCACTAATTCAATTCGTTTATATTTAAAATTATCACGATCGGTCGGTAATTCAATATTATTCATTACGGATAGCATCTTGAATGTCATATGCCCTAGGTAATAAGCTTTCTCTTTATAATTGGTCTCTCCGATATGAGGTAATATATAATCGGATAAAATCTCCAATCCGTGTTCATATAACTTACCTTTTGTTAGTAATGCGATAAAACGAATCGCCAATTCTTGTGTGAGAATGCCTCCTGCGTCGTGAACCGACGGTATAAAGTCGTCTATCCAGGGTTCATACTTATCTAAATCCAACAGACATGTTGTAATAATATCTTTATCGCTAATGACACCCAAAGCTCGCATAACAATAAAGAGAGGCACTGGTTTTCTAACATTGGGAATATTCACAACTATATTATAATTTGTATATTTGGCACTAGGTGCTACAAGGGAAATAGAGAATTTGCGAATAGGTTTTGATGGGTTCTCAGAAACACTCCTCACTTCTGCCGAATATAAATATTTCAATTCCTCTTCATCATCGTCTTCTTTGATAAATTTCCTAACATATAGCATATTATCTGCGAATTTTTCTTGAGAAACCACGGTCTTTTCTTTACCTGCTATTATAAAATACCCCCCAATGTCTTGTTTACATTCCCCCATAGTGAAACGTATTTCAGGAGTCAATTTATTCAATATACAGAAATCTGATTGTACCATAACAGGAAATTTACCAAGATATACATTTTCAATTGTTTCTACACGTTCATACTTGTTTTCACCTTTCATAGACTTCTCCATTTTTTCCCGCATCTCCTTTGCTTGATTTGTAGTATAATCATATTCTCTCACCTCGAGATTATTATTACGAGCACCACCAGTAGACAGTAAATCTGTATTCAATCCACCGCCTTGTTTGTAATTTTGAAATTTATATGATTCTGTATAATCGTGTTTAGTTTCAGTATATTCGTCTAGATTCGACTGTTCTCCACCGTGTTTAGCAATTTCACCGTCATCTAGAATATCAGTAAATACAATTTCTACATCATAATGGATCGGCATACCATAAGTCATGTTACGTAAACGCGCTTCATTTGGAAACATATAATGAGAATTATCATCCGAATCGTATATGATAGGTTTACCCAATGATATTTTGGTCCCATCGCGTCCACCCAGATATATCTCGCATTTATTCTTATAATCATCTATAGATTTATCATAATTTGACTCGAGCCTAATTGGGTTTTTCTCTTTAAATATCTGGTATATACCCGTTTTGAAAAACTCATTGTACGATTCCAAATTATGACTAACTAAACTATCTGGTGCGTCTTTGAAGTATGTATCTAACATTTTCCATATACTCGTTTCATCCATTATGTTACTATAATATTTAGGTATATTTATTTTTACATAGTTTATTGTGAAATATGATTTTTCAGGTAAACCACGATAATACAAAACAAAATATATAATGTTTATATATATATCAAATATGGACGACGTTATGAACTCCCTGTTCGGTCCTTTGCATAAGGACTATTGTGCTTGGTTCTACTATTTATCTGTTTTCGGTTTTGTTCTATTTCTACTAGCATTTGGAATTATGATAAGTCTCGCAGTTATCAAGAAACGTAATGCTGCATTCTATGTGAATTCAGTAATGATATTACTCGGATATGGAATTTTCTATTTCCAGAATAGACTACTCCATACTATGTGCAGTAATAGTATTTAGAACAATCGTTAAATCGTTTATATTTTTTTATTAACTCAAAATATAAACTAATGGATAATTTATATTACTCAAATTATTGTAAACATAGTAAAAAAGTATTGGATTTTTTATCGAAAAGTGGTCTCACTGAAAAAATAAATTGTATATGTATTGATAAACGAAAACTTAATCCAGATACCAATCAAATCTTTATATACCTTGATGACGGAAAGAAAGTTTTGATGCCACCAAACCTTTCATCGGTTCCTGCATTATTATTAATAAACAAGGGGTATTCTCTTGTTTTAGGAAGTGATATTATAAAACATTTCGAACCGGAGGTAAAAAAGAAATTGGAGTCAGTAAACTTTGGTGATGGTGAACCAAGTTCCTATTCAATCAATTCTTCATCTGGTGGTTCGAATATAGTATCAGAAAAATTTACATTTTACGACATGTCACCCGATGAATTAAGTGCAAAAGGTATAGGAGGACAGCGCCAGTTATATAACTATGTCCCAGTTAGTAAATCAGGTGTAATGATAACGACCCCGCCGGATACTTATAAACCGGATAAACTAAGTAATGAAGTAACCATAGATACCTTACAACAACAAAGAAATGCGGATGTGCCTATGAAAAATTCAGTTCCTCAGTATCAATATCAAGTGTCCGATGTATAATAAAATTATATATAAAGTTATGAAAAATATTTAAACAATTCCAAATATACATATATACAATGGCGACTAAGTCTGCTTCATTAAAAGCATTTAATACACACTTCGATGAATTTATTGAAGATTTAATAAAGGTGTTTCCAGATAATATTGATATTAAGTCGGCAAAAAATATGGTTCATATGTCAAGAAAAGCAAACGTTACACTCATTATTAAGGTATGGCATTCTTATGTTTATGGACCATATAAAGACAGAATTGATTCAGGTGATTTGGATTTCTTCATTCATAAAGATTACTGTGAAGATTTTACCGGCGTATCAAATTCATCAGATATTATGAAATCTATCGACTCGCTCCGTGCACCTATTAAGGATATGAGTGACGTGAACAAGGCACATTCTCTCAAATATATTCAAAATTTATGTAAATTATCTGAATTATATAATTCGTTCTAGGATACAATTATATTATCAAATTTTTTTTTTGATAATATATTTTATGTTGCTGAAATAGGTGACATCGGATAAAAAAATGAATCGCGATGAAAATAATTGACCACTCATTATTACGCGCTTCGTTTTTATTTTTTATTTTTTATATTTTATATTTTCAATACGATACAGAGATTAAACTACTCTCATCATTAAATGTTTTATTGGTATACTCACGCGTCTTATAGGTCACGTGATACAGTTTCTCCTTCGGGGTCATTGCATTATAATACTTAGATACGACATCACGTGTGACTATAGTAGGATGTTCACTATCAATAGTAGGGATATAATATTTATTATGGAGATTATAGATATGAGTGAATATTGATTTGTTGATACGAACCGATTTACCCATCTTTTTGACGTAATATGAAACATATGCATCATGGATTTCCTTGATAAATTCATAAGACTGATTATAAAATTTATAGAATAACTTCTTATACATTGGAAACACCGATAAGAACTCATCTACCTTTCCCGCAGCAAACAAACTAAGGTAGTGATAATGAATATTTGGATTATTTCCCCGAATGTCCCTGAGGCGTTCATATGTGTTATTCATAATCTTTACTCGTTGTCCGTTTATTTTACTATGAAGCATTATACCTGCGTTGTAATTTTCCGACATATTACATATCTCCGTGATACTTTTCCCACTGATATCCACTACACGTGGAATTAATATATGTTCAATTCCATATGTAGTGGAATTCAAAACATTGGTCATTATATCCTCAGGAGTATATGTAGTTATAGTATTATCTTCAATCTTAAATCCGGCTACCAAGTAAAGCGATGGTTTCTGGATATTCAAAACAATATGGTTTGCTGGGTGTTGCATAACGAAACTATACGTATAATCTATATTCAATTGACATACCACCTTTGACTTATCCAACTCAGAATTGGGGTCTTCACCTAACGCCTCCATAAACATTTGGCGAAATGTCATCTGTTTTGAAGAATCGTCATATTGAGTTCTGAAAAACCAGTAATTACCACCAATAGCGGATTTTGTCGCAATTTCCCAAGTACCAATGACTTTATTATAAAATAAATTTATCATTGTTCCTTCAATTACCTCGTTCGCATATAATTCACCTGTAACATTTATCAAATTAGAGCCGTTTACGTTTTTTAATACATCAGATGATACTGATTTAATTGGTGCGAAAGAAACTATTTTATCATTATAAGTAACTACGGAACGATAATTACCAAATGCGTGGTATGTTACATCTCTTTTATACATATCTAAAAGTTCTTCAATTGAAATATCGAATTTTTTACATATAGTATTGAGTTTCCAAGAGATTGGTTCACAGGTATCTCTCTGGATAGGCAATGGTAATTCACCAAGGAATGTTTGGTCCTGTGTATTATTTATTTTTTTTATTGGTTCGCCCTTATATACCCATTCACAGAATTTCGAATCATTGTTCATTTCATTCGTTAACTCGTCGTGGAACGTTTCGCACTGATATACTGAGTTACTGAAATCATTTAATCGTGTGTTATCTTTATTATAGTTATAAATGGTATACTCTGCGTCTCCTTGTTTATATAGTTTCTTACTAATTTCAGGAGTGTTTAATGTATCTTGGATGCAAATATTAAATATAGTCATTGTTATTTTATTGTTGTATTGGTTTTACTTTATATATATTTCAAGGGATATTTATTCAATTTTTATAAAAATATCGTAAATTTTAGAAATATATAATTATACACGGTGATTATAATTATCTTATGTAATCATGCAAAATAAAGATATACAAGATATATATACTTATAAGTAATGGTTTCAAACGAACAATCTATACAATTAAAATATGGTGATATAATCGAGATATCATCTCCGTCAAATGATGAATATCATCAGAATAATTATTATATAACATATATTGATAACAGCGTAATAGAAGTTATTAATGTGTCTTCTATGAAAACACATATATTATCTATAAAAGATAATAAAATTACAGATGAGTCTATTATTGCCATATTATTATTAAACCGAAGTGATGTGGATGGTTATGCTAGACAGAATAATCTAAACACACATACTTGGTTGGATATACACATCGGTGGTGATATACCTGTTATTATCACAGGTGAAATTACAAATTTAGAAGAAGATATGATTGAAGTCACAACCTTTCCGGAAGGAGATGTAATCTATATTGATTTTGCTTATCAGGGTATTCCAAAAGACATTCCTTTTAATAAATTTGTTATTCGCGAGAAACCAAGTCAGGCGCAAACTAATTTCAAAAAAACCACCATCGATGAAGAAGAATTAAACGAAGATGATATTGAAAAGTCAGTTGATGTTGGTTCATTTGAATCTACAGATGTTGGTGAAATGATAATTAATACACCAGACAATGCGGTTCCTGACGAAAGTATTAGGAAAGTATTACATGAGATGTACAATGATGCAAATAATATTATATTTGGTGAAGAACTGGACGATATAACACAATATATAGAAATACCCGAACATCAACAAAAATATGGTCTCGTAATTCAAACAAATGATATGATGGACGAATTATTATCTACTATACCTGATAGTAAACGAACAGATAAAGTTCGGGCTAACATTTCAAAATTAATTAACCGGTTTAAAGAATTAAGAAACGAATTTTCTAAATTCGACGATAACGATAATGTAAATGGTTATGTTTACAATGGACCATTATGGAAACCACTGATAGAAAAACTAACGAAATTAAACAAAAACGTTAGATGGATACTACCTGTAGTTCAGCAAAAATCCAATGTATATGCGGATCAGAATAACGACGAAGACGAAGATATAGATGTAAATATGTTAGACCAACTACAAATAATGTCACGAGAAAGTGAAATTTATAATTCGTATAATAATAACGATAGTGCTAGCGCCAATAAGTATTTTAAACTTTATTATGAATTGGATAAATACAATAAGAATTTCAATACAATCGATGATAAAAATTCATTGGTGAATAAAGTCAGTGTAAACACAGAATTCGACGCCATAATCGATAATCTGGAAAATTTCTATAGTAGTATTGTTAAAGTATCTGGTAATAAAAGTAAACTGGCTCAAAAGCGATTTGTAATACAGCGATATAATTTAGGTCTTCAAAAACAAGATAGTTTATTGATGAAATCTGGTAAAACCATTTTTATTCGTAATAATATGACTCCGAATGACGAAATTAATATTAAATCATTGATAATGATGCCCAGTGAATGTATTGAATTCTCAAAGGTGGATATACCGTCTACTAGTATTTTGAAAAAGTCACAGTATTCGCAATTGTTTGTTTCAATGTTCCGTTTATTAAAAAAAAATACACGAATACATAATACTATCGTAAATGATTTGAATAATGAATTGACTATTGAAGATGACCAATTTACGAAAGACATTCAACATTATACTCTCGATGAAAAATATAAAGATGAACCTAAAAAATATGAGAAATTCCTACAAACTATTATTCCGCAAACACGAAATATCATTCGTGAAATAAGGAATAGAGTGAAAAATCGTTTAACCGCTCATAGTTTTATTGAAGAGTTAAAACCGTATATGATAGATAATAAAGATATTTCGTATCAACAACACAATGAACTCAGAACCACTATTAAAACAGCGATTCAAGATTTCAATAAAAATTTCCTGGAAAAATCGAGAACATACCAAATAATTTTATCATCAGTATCAGTAATGGACGAACAGATGTCGCGAATAGAAAGGTTACTATTTAATAATACCGAACTAATGGAATTCTTCAAAGATGGTTATAATATTAAAGATAATGTGAAATTGAGAAACGGAGAGCTGTTAAATAAATTGATACAGAACGATAATTTAATAATGCTTTCGGATATCATCGCATCAATGAATATTAAACATCTAACTACACCGGAACAATTACTAAATGGGGTTCAACCAATGGATATTGAAGACGAAGGAGAGAACGCCAAGATTAAACCGACAGATTGTTCGCGTAGATATATTACCAAGAAATATAATACAATCAGCGAATTACAAAACGATAACAAAAATGATATAATTTATTATGATACAGAGTATGATGATACACCATATGAAATATTAGACTTATACGAAAAAGAGAAAAAAGAGATGGAACCGGCTTTATTTAAAGAATTCCTAGAAGAGAACCTGGTTCAAAAACACGGCGTTAAACCTAATTTTGGAAGTATGATGACCGAAATACTTATTGCTGGAAAAAAACCGATAAATGATGGCGAATATGCTATATTAGAATTGAAACCAGGACACGGTAAAAATATAGACGAGCAACTTCTTACTCCAAAAGAGAAGAAGGATAACGAAATTGAGTCTGAAACTAGAAAAAAACAGGGATATTATAAACGTAAGAACAATCAATGGATATACGATAAATCTATTGACCCAAATGCATTTATAGATACAAATGCGCTATTTTGTAACTTACAAGACGATTGTAATAAAAATACAACTAATTCTATGTGCGAACCAAATAGTTTTTCTAAGAAACGTATTGAACAATTGAATAAAGCAAGAATAGTAAAGGAATTCGAGAACCGAATTGATATTTCACTAGAACAACTCGACGAGAGGATTAAACAAGATCTTATGGACGATTTCAAAAATATACGTAAGAAAACCATATTACGAGAAATGAAAGATAATAAATATAATAACTTGGCTTATGATTACGGTAAAACCGTATCACATATAGATACAATCAAGTCACCACACGAAGAACTTCGTAAAACCATAATGGGACTAGACGATTTTACAGCGCGCCAAAGTTATATTATTAAGTTAGTAGACGAGCATTGTAGAGAACCTATGGAAAACATGAAGGAAAACATGAATTGGTTTTATTGTAAAGATAGTAATACACCAATCATACCAATGTCTATAGAAAAACTGGCTAGGGAATTTATTTTACGACCGAATAATTATGTTAAAAAACTCGATGAAATATGTTCAATTTACGGCACAATGAGCGATGATGGCGATTCGGTCGTCGATAAATACAGTGGATACACTTTACGCAAAATAGATTTTGTAACACAGGAAATGTATAACGAACAGGGGGTTGTTATTCAAACACACGATATAATGGAAAAAGACATGACGGAACAAATTACAGATGTTCTCACAAAGCAAGCGAAACCAGTATACGAAAATGAATTGAATTATATGATATATAATATTGCATATACAATATCAACTAGTATGGGTGTTTCGTTCGATAGTATAGAAGAAGGTGTATTACGCCTAAGTAATGAATTGGTGGATTCAGTCATATTAAATGAAATAAAATACGAGGAACAAATTATACGGAAAGAACAGAAATCTGGAAAAAAAGGGATCAATTATGAAACATATAGACACCGTAATATCTTATGGATAGTAGCTGCTTCATTACTTATTAATATACAGACTTCAATACCAGGTCATCGTTCTAAGAAAACATTCCCTGGATGCACACGTTCGTTTAGTGGTTATCCGTTGAATGCTGGGATTGAAGACCAGTCTGGTATTGAATACATTGCGTGTATTATGTATAAATTAAAAAGTTCTATCAAACCTTGGGATGCCATTTCAAAATTAAAGAGCGATATTTATGCGCCGAAAATAACGGAAATCATAGATAAATATATTTTTACCAAACGCCCGGATATAGCCGATTTATACACCAAAAAAAGACGGTTTTTATTAGAAAATCCCGAACAGTTCATTCCAGAAGAGCATAGTGTTGAAAAATGGAAACATTTTATGCCTCCCATCGTTCCTATAACAATTTCAAGAGTTCAACCACTGACCCGTGATTTTGAGCGTGGTTTTCTAGATACAGTTAAAAAGGGTCATAGTGACCAGTTAAAACAAATTAATATAATACAAAGTAAATCATCATTGTTTGGGTTTTCTGTTACACATAACATTAATGCAGTTGTTAAGAAGGAAGAACCTTTGCTTAAAACGAATGCTGGTGTACCGTTTTTAGAAAACGGTTGTTGTAACTCTCGTAACGATAGAGCGATTGAATATTTCACAGAGAAAGACCCGATTATCGGACAGACCATTACCGCATCGAAAGCAATAAGTGATTTATTGAATGAAATTAAGCGATATAGTAAACCATCTATTTTATTCCATAATGAATTTACAGGAATACAACGAGTGGTAGTCAAGGAGCAAACCACGGAAGAACACATATACGCTTATATAATAAAACATTGTAATTTCGATAATGAACTACCTGTTCCAGATGCTTATAAAATTGTATCTGGTGAAAAATCTGACGATTTTCCGAAACAAGGTTCGTTGAATGATAAGATAGACTTTCTGAAAAGGAATGGGAAAAAATACGGGGTAGGTGATTTTAACCATTTAACACGAATTATACGTCAGTCGAATGTTAAAGAAGTTGATAAAGTAAATTATTTCACCCAAGTAGATGTAATGTATGACGTATTGGACAGTCTTGACAGGAGTGATTCGGAAAGCATCGATGCTAATTTCAGAAGACATTTAAGAAGTGTATTAAAAACATTTAAAAAAAACACAATGGTTTCGGAAAAGAGACCGGAATTAACCGAATTTAAAAATTATTTGTTTGCTTCAAATAAAAAAATGTTCAAAGAAATCAGCACATTCATTAAAGAATATGGGAATTTGAACAAATCCAATTTTAATAAATTACAAGATACACTACTATCGATATATTCATCTGATAATAAGTCATCTAACGATATACTAAATAATATTTCTGGTATAGAAAATGCGATATATTACTTTACAAAAGTATATCCCGAAATAATATTATCCGGAAAAACATTTAATAACGTTGCGAAACATTGGGATTTATCGAAAGTTCATACAAGAGATTTATTCAATATTATGGAAAAACACTGGAATGGTATTCTACAGTTCCATGGTGACCAAACGTTGGTAAATACACTACGTAATATAACAGAACATACAAGTGATATTTATAAGGTATTATCATTTATGCCCAAACATTTGAGTATTTTCAAAGAAATTGAAATAAATGGTAAGAAAGAGATGACTGAATTCTATTCCTTGTTTGATGGTGCTACTATGGGATATATGCACGGTTATTTGTTTTTATCAGTTTTATATGAATACATCTCTTGTGCGAATGATACCGATATGTTAAATTCTGACCTAGAATTGAAGAAATCGCAAGCGCGGATTGATATAAAAAATGATAGTGATATAACAATTCAAACCCGTGCGATTGATATACAGGATGATAGAAGCGAATTATTGGAAATTGATATAACACCGATTGATACAGGTAATTTAAAAAAACGTGTCGCATCAGTTTTGTTATTATTTATGGAAATGCAAGAAAATCAGCGAAAATCATACATGTCATATAAAGATATATCTAAAAAAATACATAATTCCAAAGTTAAAGAAAAGCAGAAGATTGTTACACAGGATTTAGGTAAGCTGGATAATGATGTCCGTAAAGTGGAAAATCTTTTGAAGAAATATAAAATGGGACGATGGAACATTGGATTACAAAAGGGGTTGGTACGTTATGATAAAAATACATACGATAGAGAACGCGCAGAAATGGATGAAGATATTATAATGGATGAAGATAATTTAATCGCAGAAGATGCGGATGACCTTGATGCGATTATGGAACAAGAAGTAAATCGTCAGTATGACGATGAAGCAAATGATCTTAGGAACCTTGGTGATGATTATGCCGATGGCAATTATTATAATGAAATTCCAGAAGATACTGACTTCGGAGACAATTGAATGTATTTTTTATTTTGAATTAAATATTATACACCAATTGACTGTTACCCTTTCATATCTTATGGAACGCCTTTAGGTGTTCCATTTTTAAGCGAAGCAAAAAATGTTCAATGGTGTAAAATATTATAATTTTATAATATAGATAGTAATGGGTTTAGTAAGTAGTAAATTTGTCCGAGTCAATAAATTAAATATTGCAGTTTTTATTTTTTTAGTATTATTTACCATCATTCATATAACGAAACCTGTATTTATATATAATAATGAGGGGGGGTTTAGACAATTTGGGGTAGGTTATAAACATAAAACCGTAGTACCGATTTGGTTAGTGGCCATAATTTTGGCGATTCTATCATATTTGTCAGTATTATATTTCATAATGTTCTGTTAGTGGGTTCAAAATATAAATTTATATATTTTGAAACGGGTTAATGATATACCGATTGGAGTATGCCGGTGGATATCAAAGTTGTTAGTATAAGTAATGTTACTTCTCCACAAGCCCTCTTCATTATGACTTGTTTTTTTATATATTCAATAAATTCTTCTTTCGTTTTTTGTCCATCAATATGGTTGAGTGTTACAAAAAAATCACTTGTATCACCATTTTCGTTATTTTGATTGGTATCACCATCAAATCGCATTTGTTTGATTATTTCTTCATAATTGTTTAAATTAATTATAGACATCAATGGGTTAAAATCACTTGTTACATTATCACTATTATGTGCGGTTAAAGCTTCGAAATTATCACTACGTATCCATTTATTTAAACCCTCATTCCACAGTGAAAAAACCAAAAACCAAAAATGACCCACAGTATTTTCAAAGTACCCGATTAATGCTGGTACATCGCCTGTCCAAGGAACAACTCTTAACAAGTACATTATACAACCAATCAATATTGGTATCCATATATAAGGTAGTCCTAGTTTATTGTTTATCCTTTCCGCATTATTTGTTGTATTTCCCAAATCGTTTGTATGTAAAAATAATGATATGAAGGCAAATCCAATAAAAAAAACTAACATAATGAATTTAACGTAATATTCGGAATAAAATCCAATTATATTTTCTTTTGATTTATTGCGAAATGTGACCCAAATAATTAACACCATAATAAGTGCACCACAAATCAACACACCAGCAAACGTCCAACCTTCTGCCGTTTGTTCCATTCCTTCAATAATCGGTTTATCTTTCTTTAAATTATTAAAGCCTTCTTTTTTATCATCGTCGCAGCTATTACACTTATCGTCCATTAATTTCATTTTCTTTTCACGTTCTAAATCTAACATCTTAAATGGGTTTGGTAATAATGGTATATCAGACATAGATGATATGTATATACTGTATTGGGATTGTTTTTATCGTATATAACCTTTTAACCGAATAATTGTATCAAAATATTATTATTGCTTGAAAAGACTAATCGTAATAAGTGTAGTCAGAACAAGCATAGTAGTTTCACCTATGGCTCGTTTCAATATAGATGCGTTTAATAAACGTTCAAAAAAATCGTATATATTTTTTTTATTTGAACCGTTATCCTGATCAACATTGAACAGCGCAAATAAAGCTCCATCGTCCACTGGTTTATTATCGCCTGTCGTTAATCCAATTTCGGTGAATTTCTCGCCTAAATTTTCAACACTGAACAAAGTAAGTAATTCATTCATCTTTATATTTGCATAGCCGTTCAAATTTTTATTTTGTAAAGATAAAGTCAAGTTTAAACTACTGAACAAGTTCACAAAGAAATATCCGAATGTATTTTCAAAGAATCCAATTACACTAGGAATAAACTTCAATATAAAAACCGCAGCCCCAACAATGGAAGCCACAATCCACTTGGATGGTTCTTTCAGATTTTCATCTTCTAGATTTACCAAAAAAGCCATATATGCGAATCCAACGAACAATAATAAAACATGTTTATGATTTAACACCTTATTATTATTTAAAATTGACCCGAATTCGGTGTATATTTTTGTAAATTCATCTTTGTTATACTCTGTGCTGCTTAGAATATTTTCAAAGTCGGTTTTAAAGAATTTATAAGGAGCATGGTATATGTTTTTTAATATATACACAGCGATAGGCATTGCTAGTAGTATAATACCAACAATGAAACCATATCCCTCATGTTTTGTTAAACCTTCTCTAATAACAGGTTTTTTATCATTAACGTCTTCCGTTTTTACCTTTTTATCATCTGGTTCTCTTTCCAATAATTCATTTATAGCATTCATTATTATATACTTTATAGTGATTGTTTTTGTTAAATATAACCGTTTTTTTTTACACATCTAATATAAAATCATTTAGTATGAGTTTAATAGAACCAAATATATTGAGTCATATTCAAGACAAATTAATGTTTTGTCACGAAAAAAAAGGACGTATTCAAGGGTGGGTATTCAACCTTATTGGGTATTCGTTATTTTTTATTGTAGTAACTATCGTGTTATACTGTTGTAGGAAACAGAAAATGACACCTTACGAGGAAGCCGAAAAATTAAGGCGCGACCAAGATTATATTATGTCTAAAATAAAACAATATCAAACTGCTAAAAACACCAGTGCTATTACTCATTTACCGGTAGTTACTAATAACACATTACAGATATAATTATATGAATTTATATAATATAGTATTGTATAAACATGTCATCTAGCGAGACCAATATTATAGAACAAATGCGAGAAGATGTTATCGCCAATAATA